GAAGAATAAGCTCGCCACCATGACCGCTTTATCGCGACCGACCGTCAGCGGGATTATCGATGACGCTCTCGACATGGGCTTCATCGATGCGGACTATCGGCCCGATCAACGAACGCAGGCGTTGATGAACGACAGAGTGATGGAGATGATCTTGAGTGACGAGTTCATTCAATTTGCGAAGGTGCTGGTCATGTGGGACGCCGTGCGGGACAGGCCGATCGAGCTGAGTTGAAGGCGCACTCGCAAAAATCTTACACCCACCAACGTAAAAAGTAACAAGCGACGGGCCTGCTGGCCCGTCGTATTTTTTTCGTGGGAGGTTGTTGTGCATTTTTATTTGCGAGAGACCGACGACGGCACCGATATCGTGATGGAGCGACGCGACGGCAGCGGTGACGCCTTAACTTTTTCTGCGCCGTCGCATCAAGCTGCGGAGCGGTTTATCGCTGACGTAAGCGCGGCAATCAGACACCACACGCAAGATGACGTTGGGCGGGTTCGAGATGCGCGCAAGTGTCGACCAGACCAAAGACTCCGGCTCTTTGAGAAGCCGAGCGATCTCGCTGGTTGACTTGCGCTCGTCGTAATACATGCGCTTCACGAGACGACGCAGCGCGACGGTTTCGGGGCTAGTCAAGGTAAACAAAGATGCGGCGAATTGCATAGCCGCGCGCCACGCTCAGTAAGAAATAGCAGGCGGTGATCGCCGTCGCGTCTACCGCTGATGGCTCTAGGCCAAACAGCGGCAGCGCGAAGAAGGTGAACGCCCACGAGACGGCGAGGCCGATAATGGCGTTGGCTTTCGCCTCGATCAGCGACATGCGGCGGGTTTGCCTTACCATAGGTTCCGCCCTGCCTTCTGTGTCGCCAAGGCGATGTGGACGCCGAGATACTTGACATTCGGCAGCTCCTGAGACTTTGCGGGCGGCGGCTTCTTAAAGACACGGACGATGCGCTTAATCATCTGACACCTCCGCACCGAGGGCGCTGTAGCCCAGCTTGTCGACCCAACTGTCATGGTGATTTGGGGTCTGAACCAGGCGCGCGGACTTAACCCAGTCCATCGCCAGCGCAACCTGTGCAAGCGATACCTCCTGATCAAATATGACCGACCAGCCTGCCGCGATGCGCTCGAAGTTCTGCTGCGCAGTCCCGTATTTTTTAGCGCGGTCGCCGTTAATCAGCTCTCCGGCTTCAGCTAGCGCGGCATCGCGCCCCAGCACCTGCTCGCTGCCAGTACAAGCAGTGCAGGTCATATAAGTATTGTCGTCGAGTACGACGAAGTGATTGCCGGCACACTGAGAGCAGCTCATGGACGCCCCCAGACATCGGCAACCATCACACGCTGCGCGCGGCCAGAGTCGCCCTTGCGCGTCGTCCCCGGTAACCAGACCAGGCCCTTATCGAGCAGCGCCCGATAGCGGGCGGTGACGCTGCTGTAGGCTAAGTCAGGCAGGCGGCGGCGCACCTCGTCGCTGTGGATACCACCGGGTCCAGCATCGCGGATGGTCTCATAGACCAGATGCTGAAGGCGGGAGACATCCAAGTCCTCCAACGCAATCTTGGAGGTCTCGGCAGGAATATGGACGACGCGGTTCATGCCAGCCCCCCAAACTTTGCGAGTTCCTTGCGCGGTATATAGTGCATCCGACCGTCGCGGATGCTCTCGATCGCCTCAAGCTCGATCAGCCGGTACAGGCGCTTGCGCATCTTGGGCGAGGCGTCGCCGAAGATCAGCGTAGACGCCTCGTCGATAGTCAGGAGCAGCTTGTCAGACATTGTGCGTCTCCCAGCCTTGGGAGATAGAGCAGGATCGCTCCACAGCGCATGCGGCATGCAGACCGATGAACAAGGTCGCCAGTAACAGCGCGAAACCGACGCCTTCAGCAAATAAACGAACCATATGACCTCTCGCGGTTTGAATTGACGCGAGAGTGTCGTAATTACGATCGTAATTATATTCTAAAAATTTTTATACGGTTCGCAGGCCGACGACCTTGTGGATCGCGGTCACCTCTGCCGCGTTCAGCGTGAGTTTCTGGGCTGGGCTGAGCTGCTCCAGAACCAACTTATTCGCGCTGCGAGATATAAATTTTTTGACAATCGCATGCTGCGCGCCGTCGGCGTCGAGCTGCACAACGACATCGTCGCCGCGCTGAAACGGTCGACCCGGAGCGACGTATAGCAGCTCTCCATGAGCGAAGCGCGGCTCCATCGAATCGCCGCTCACATACACCGCATAGGGGTCTCTGGCGCTCGCCAAATACTCCGGTCGGTCAACCATCTCGACCGGCGCGCTGACATCCGTGATGTCAAAGCCAGTGCCGCCTTGCGCTGCACCGTACGCTGGTATCTTGCCGGCGGGTGTGCGCCCCGGCGACGTTATCAGCTCCTTGCCGATGACGTCTTCGAGGTCGACGCGGAAGAACTCCGCGATCGTCTCAGCAAGCTCGAGGCGCGGCTGCGCTTCCTGGCGAGTGTAGCGACGCAAGGCGTGTGACTGCATGCCGATCGCGCGGGCCAAATCGATGACCCGCATCTCATGCTCGTCGCACAATTCCTTGATCCGGTTGCGCCTCTGCGCCATCTCGCTCCCTCTTACGCTGCGTAAGGCTATCTTACGCCGTCGTCAGACAATTCACCACAATTCTGTCTTGTGAAAGAAAGTAAGAAATAATTACGTTGCAGCCATGCAGTTCGAGATGTGGCTGAGAGAGCAAGATTTAACTTACACCGAGGTGGCGCGCCGGTTGGGCTGCTCGCGCCCGACTGTGAAGTATTGGGCCAGCGGTAAACACATGCCGCGCCCGCGCTACATCAAGAGCATCGCAAAGCTGACTGACGGCGAGGTTACCTTCGCCGATTTCCTCGCACACTGGGAGCGGCAGCAATGAAGATGCTGCTCCTGCCATATCCGCCGTCAGTGAACCGCCTCTGGCGCTTCGCCGGGGGCCGCATGTACCGCACGAAGGTCTACCGCGACTGGGCGGAGGACGCCGAGCGTCACGCCGCAGCGCAGGAGCCGATCGCGACAATCACCGAGCCGGTCTCGCTCGACCTCGCCGTTGGTCGACCTGACCGACGCCGCCGTGACCTGGACAACGTCAACAAGGCAGTCCTCGACCTGCTCCAGCATATCGAGGTGCTGGAGGATGACAGCCTCGTTCACAAGCTGACCAGCTACTGGGACGAGGACACGGTCGGTGTCCGTGTCGCGATTTATCCGATGGATCAGGCCGATGATCTGCCCTGATTGCAGCATGCTCAAGCACCCAGGCCGTCCCTGTAAGTGGCGTGAATGTCCGGCGTGTGAAGGCGAGGGGCAGGTGATGTGGGAGTACGAGGCCGGTGGGTATTCGCCGGATCGATGGGTTGAGGTGCGCGAGCGGCTTGAGGAGTGCGAAGCGTGCGGCGGCTGGGGTGAGGTCGCCGTCGATCCCTGGGAAGATGACGATGCTTAACGTCATCTCATTAGGTGCTGGCGTTCAAAGCACTGTCATGGCGCTGATGGCGGCGCGGGGCAAACTCACGCCGATGCCCGACTGCGCGATCTTCGCGGATACCCAATTTGAACCAGCAGAAATTTACGCGCATTTGGATTGGCTGGAGGCGCAATTACCGTTTCCTGTTCATCGGGTGACTGCGGGCAATTTGAAGCAGGACGTTTTAGATGGCGTCAACACGACCGGCCAAAGTTTTGCGGCTATTCCCTTTCATATTGAAGGCGGTGGGTTCGCAAGGCGTCAATGCACGAAGGAATATAAAATTGAGCCAATTCGCAAGAAATTGCGCGAATTGCTTGGCCTGAAATTTCGCCAACGCGCGCCGAAAGAAATTTCAATTCGGCAATGGGTTGGGATTAGCACAGACGAAGCGGCAAGAATGAAGCCCAGCCGAGATAGGTGGGTGCAAAATATATGGCCCCTGATTGATGCAGAGATGTCGCGGAACGATTGTTTGAAATGGTTTGAGCGGCACTATCCTCTGCGGCCACTGGCAAAATCGGCCTGTATTGCCTGCCCATTTCATAATGATGTTTTGTGGCGAGACATGAAAATCAATGATCCTGAATCATTCGCAGAAGCCGTGCAATTCGACAAAGACATCCGAAAAAACAAATCGGGTCAATTACGCAACCAAGCATTTGTTCACCGCTCTTGCAAGCCGCTAGACGAGGTGGACTTTCGAAACTTGGAAGACATGGGGCAGCTTAATTTCTTCACCGAGGAGTGTGAGGGGATGTGCGGCGTATGAACTTCCGCGACAACTTTTGGGAAGAGGCGGAGGAGCAGATGCTCGCCCGCCTTTGGGCGGAGGGCCACAGCTGCTCGGTGATTGCCGCGATGATTAACGCTGTCCACCGCAATGGGCGCAGCCGAAACTCTATCATCGGCAAGGCGCGGCGCATGGACATGACGGCGCGCCGGTCGCCGATCGTGAGCGATCCAAACAAACCGCGAAAGATTAAGCGCAGCGACGATATGCGACGCCTGCTGACGCATCCAAACGAAGACCTTCTGAGATGGGACATCGATGATGAGTAACCTGGCGCGCTTCGGGCTGAAGCACCTCTCGCACAGCAGCATTGACCTGGCGCGCAACGAGCCGGCGCTGTGGGTGATGAAGTACCTCTTCAAATTCTACGAGCCGGGCAACGCCGCGATGGCGCGAGGGCAGGCGGGCGAGAAGGGCTGCGAGGTCTACCTCACAGGCGACGAGTTTGACGACCCGATCGAGGCGGCGCTAGCCGAATACAACAAGCGCACCGCGCTCGGGGTCGATGGCGAAGCTCGTGACCGCGAGCGCGCAAACATTGCACCGATGATCGAGCAGTTCATCGACGCGATGGGCGGCGAGCGTCCGGCGCTGGTCGACTACCAGCAGAAGATCGAAGTCGAGATACCGGGCATCGACATCCCCTGCATCGGCTTCACGGACTTCGGCTTCGAGGACGCGATCGTGGACCTCAAGACGACCACGCGGCTCCCCAGCAGCATCACATCAGCGCACCGCAGGCAGGGCGCGATCTACGCCCAGGCCGCAGGCAATCGGGGCGTCGACTTCCTCTACGTCACACCGAAAAAGTGGGCGCGTTACCAGCTCGACGACTGGCAGCAGGACTGGGACGAGGTGGTGCAGACCGCCCAGCGCCTGGAGAAGTTCCTCGGCCTCTTCGAGACGCGCGAGGAAGTCGCTGCGGCGGTCATCCCCGACTACGACAGCTTCTATTGGTCAGCTCCCGCGACGCGGGCGAAGGCCAAGGAAATCTTTGGCTACTAGCAACTCGAAAGGAGAGAGACATGCCATTGAATCTTGATAACCCGGCAGGCGAGGGCGGCGGTCAGTTCTACGACAAGCTGCGCTTTAATGCGCAAGGCGGCGTTTGGTATCTGAAGACGCAGGACGGCGAGAAGCGCTTCTCAAACGGCTTCAAGGCCGTCTTCGACATGCAGACGCTTCAGACCGGCTGGTCGAAGTTCAACGGCTCCTACCTGGAGTTCATCCCCGACCCGTCGCTGTCGCAGCCTGCGCCGCAGCCACCGTCTGAAGACGATGAGCGCTGGAAGCGCAGCTTCAAGGTGCTGGCCTTCAGCAAGGACGCCTTTGGCGGGACAGTCGAGTTCACGCACTCTGCCCGCACGGTCACCGGCGCGTTCAACCTGCTTTACGCCGACTACGAGAAGCAGAACGGTGACGGCAAGCTGCCGGTCGTCGAGGTGTCCGGCGATCCGGCGAAGGAGGGCGACTACTACGCGCCCAAGTGGTCCATCGCCAAGATGATCGACCGCCCGAGCGAGCTGCCGTCTGCCGGTGGCGCTGCACCCGAGCCGCAGGCGGCTCCCGCATCTGATGACGAGGAGTTTTAGGGGGAGAGCAATCTCCCCCTTCGGGGGCTTTAGATGACAGGGAGATACGGGACACACGGCCCGACGCTTGTCGCCCACGGATGGGCCCTTCCGCC